CGTGGGACCAGTCGTTGGTCCCACGCTGATTGCTCTCGATCTAGCGAATAGCTAGTTTGAGTGTGATCGCCCCTATGAAGGAGTATCAGAAATGCCACCGAGGACCAGAGCTTACTACGACAGTGTTCAACAAGGATACTGGCGGAGATTCGGCTCTGTAGCCGGTGGTGGACTGATTGAGAGAGGTGCGGAGCAGTGCGATGACCTTGTCGGTCAAGGCGACTGTAACCACTTTGTCGTCAATCGTTACAAAGCGAGTGGCGGCATAATCAATCAATCTGTGGATCCGGGATATTGGGGTGCTTATTTCAACAGCTATATTGCTGATGGAACAGGGCATACCAACTTCCCCCACTTAGTCCCTGATGGTCCAATCCCTAGTGTGGGTGATGCCGCAATACAGGGCATCAATCGCACGTCGCCTTCTCGTCCATATGTGGACGTTCCGGCGAATGTGCTCCAGCTCGGAGAGTTAGCGCTTTTGCTTAAGAACACCGGGAAAACTTTTCTCGATGGTCTGGCGGGCGGTAACCTAAAGTACCAATTCGGCATTAAACCGCTGGTTGGTGATTTAGTCAAACTTATCAACTTTAACGACCAGGTTGAACGCCGGGTCGCGGAGATTGGTAAGTTGAAATCCGGTAAGGGATTGCGAAGGACAGTCGATATCGGCTATTGGGATAAGACTGTTAATGACAGTCTTACTTTCCAGTCTCAAGGTGCGTTTATAAGCGGACCTAGGACTGGCCATACGAAGGTAGGAATGCGGTGTCATTGTAGGTGGTCACCTACTGATGTCCCTGCACTATCTTCACCGAGATCGGTTCGTGCGTTAGCCAAGCGGGCAGTTCTCGGAGCTACTATAGATTATAGTACGCTCTGGGAGATTATGCCTTGGTCTTGGTTAATTGACTGGGGTTTCGATGTAGGCGGTTACTTAGCCGCCAATCGGAACGTAGTCCCGGCCTCGTTATCACAATGTGTAGTGATGACGCACACGAAGACGCATTGGTTTGCGCCCGCTTCCTTTATCGGGGATTATGGTCGACAAATGTCACCATTTATCCTTGATAGGGAAGAGAAGCGTAGACAAATGCCAATTGTCGCTCCTTCAGCCCATTTCCCGTTCCTATCGGGAAATCAGATGGGTATCGTGGCTTCGTTAGCAGTAACGAAGTACCGTTAGGTGCCCGTTACTTGCAACGCGAACCACGAGGAGTAACATCATGTTCGCAGATCCACAAACCCTGACCGTTAACGCGGTCGCGAAGGCACTCAACAAGATCGGTTCGGGAAATGGTACTTCTGAGTACCTTCTCCGTACTGCTACTGATGAGTTCCGGCTCAATATCCGTAACACATCGTACGCGGACAAAAAGCGCCAGGGGGTCATGATTGACCGCCATAACGTTGAGTTCGTTCATACGGTGTTTCCGGTTGCGCCGGCGACGTTGTCGACTGTACGTAAAACGTACGTCGTCATCGAGAATCAGCGGGGGGATACCCTCACTGATCCCGTTTACGTCGCGTCTGCTTTGCTGTCGTGGCTTACTGCCTCGACGAATGCAAACATCACCAAACTGGTGAACTACGAGTCTTAATTGGCTCGTAGAGACTACTTCGCCCCTGGCATAGGAAGCCAGGATATGATGGGTGTGTGTTCTGCGGCTTGGATCTTAACCTTCCAATAGGAGGCCAAGATGAAAAGCCATGTTGATGCATTACTCCATGTCTTGCAAGGTTTCCGTAAGGATGTCCTTGCAGCATACCCTGATCTGAGGGGGTTCGATCGAGATATCGAGAGAATCGCCCTCAATTGTCAGACTAGAGGTCTAGGAACGTTTACCCTAGATCTCCCTCATCTTGACTCCCTTCTGTTAAGGGGTCTAGAAGATGGCCGTCTTACGCTCGAAGGACCGCTTAGTTCTGCGGTCTCTAAGAGAGTCCAAGTGCCGAGACTATTCTCGGGACTTTGGTTACGGGTGTTTGACAAGGGATCATGCTTGAGACTGGATGCCGACATTAACGCTATTCTCTTTCTTAGGCAACTCTGTTGCTTTGGGAAGAAAGTAGAAGTAGAATGCTCACCTGGCCGTATTGAACGGTCAGTAAAGGCGTTCCACAATGTCGAAAGGAGCCTTAGAAGACCTACTATGCAGTGGTCTTCCGACAAACTCCCGGACGATCCTCGGCGTCACACTCTCCATATTGGGGAATGTGTTACCGATCCTACTAACTCGCTTCCTCTCTTCGAAGGCCAAAAGCCGACGGAAGAGGAGGAGAGCAGGAGGAAAGAAGATCTCCGTCTCCTCGATAGAGTCCAACAAGTAGCGGACCTTATCGTTGGATCCTTTGACCCTTTCAATCCTCTTCTCCTTTCGGGAGAGTTGGAGAGTGAAGGGCTTGGGATCGGTTTCAAGCACGGGAGAGGTGCTGTCGCAGAACGCGTCAGCCAGTTTGAGAAATCAGACTGGCAGTCGTGGTCTGCTAAGCTCCAGAACCGTTTTCCGTATGAGTTGTTCGGCCGAACAGCCGGCGACCCTAGCGGAAAACCAGCCAATCACGAATTGGCTAGTCGTCTGATGTGCGTTCCTAAGACCGCAAAAGGTCCTAGACTGATCGCATCTGAATCAGCTCCACACATGTGGTGCCAACAGATGATTTGGAAGTGGCTGCAAGTGCAGCTTCGAAAAAGTGTCGCGAGACACTTTATCGACTTCCATGATCAGGGCAAATCAGGTGACTTAGTTCTACAAGCCTCCTTGGATCGAAAGCTAGCAACGGTCGACTTATCCGATGCTAGTGATCGACTTACGTGTTGGACCGTGGAGCGTTTGATGAGGTCAAATCAGACCTTTCTCAGCGCTCTGCACGCCGCACGTACGAGGTATCTCCGCGACGAAGTGTCACGGGATACGGACTTCCTCGAATTAAGGAAGTTTGCCTCGCAAGGGACAGCGTCAACATTTCCTATACAGTCACTTTGCTTTCTGTTTATGGCCCTAGGATCTACGATCATTGGGCCTATAACGGAGAGTTCAGTGAAGGAAATGCTGAACCGAGTCCGCGTATTTGGGGATGATATTATAATCCCCTCTTACGGGTATGCGCGTCTTTGCCGCGTCATGGACTTACTACAGTTGAAGGTTAACATAGCAAAAAGTTATGTCAACGGTCACTTTCGTGAGTCCTGCGGCGTCGATGGGTACCGGGGATACGATGTAACCCCGGTGAAGCCAAAGACAATAGACGCAGACAGCCCGGCATCTTGTCAGGCTCTAGTTGACACCTCCAATAACCTCTTTAATAAAGGATTTTGGAATGCAAGCGAAAGCCTTAGAGCCCTCCTTCCTGCACGTCTACGACGTGGAATCAGGATTGTGGGCAAACATGATGCTGGGTTCACCGGTCTCACCTCGTATTCTGGAAGCGATGAATCTCATCTTGAGACAAGATGGAATTCTCGCCTACATAGGTACGAGGTCCGAGTTTGGTCTTTACTTGACCGAGCTCAGCAACGAGACAGGGAAGGATTTTCGGCATTGCTGGACTTCTTTGCCAGCAAGCACAATCCTGAATTTCCTAGGATTGTGTCTCAATTCCGAAAATCCCAGAAAACCGTTATTGGTTTTCTATGGGAGCCCCTTAACCATAGCGCTCGCATCGATGTTAGAATCAAGAGAGCGTCTGGGTGATCATTTCCTAGATCATAGGAATAGACTTCTCCAGAACGATAACTACTACGTCCTCCGACTGGAAGACTTAGCAGCGATCGGCGCAATCTCGAGACGAATCATCAATGCGTCTGAGCACTATGAGGCTCTTTCCTATTTGGAGGAATCCAATGAAGAAAGCCCAACGAAAGAAGAAATTGAGGGCGCGAACGAGACGATTGAAATCTCTCGCTCACAAACCTCAAATTTCAACTAACCGCAGGCCTTCTCGTGGGAAACCTCGGGATAGGTCTTAGCTATGGAGAATACCATGACTAAGAGAATCAATTACCTTCACGGTAATCGTCGGTACGACGTTAATGAGGACGATGTTCTTCGCATGATCGATAGCCAATATGCTACCGAAGATGTTGTGGAACACTTTCGATTTTGGATGCACCACTATGAGAATGGTGGTTTATCCTTTTCGAAACGCGCCCTCGGTCGTGTCCGTCGCTTTATCGCGATGAATTGATCGAGGCCTCACCCCTATATGGGGTGGATTGAGGGAGTGGGTCAATCTGAAAACATCTTCCGTCCATAGGAAGAGGGATCCAGGACCCCAGGGGAGTGC